ACACAATCAGGTGTCGTGTTCAAACTCTCAATGTCAATCATAATATCGTTTGCCATTTAATTCTTCCACATTTCATAAGTAAACTTTGCTTTGTCTCCCCAGACCTCAACATATAATATACCGCCGGCTAACCAAAAGTCCCAATCTCTACTGCGCTCACCTAGATTTCTACGGCACCATTTAATATGGTCAGCTTCATTTATTTTATGAAAGCGCAAATCAATCTTATACAATGAATGACCATCTTTATGTTCTACTCCGCTGCGATCATTTATGGATCCGCTCATCATGGGAGCAAAAGTCCCAGTACTCATTCCTAATGATGTTGTTATTGCCATTATTGATACCTCAAGCTAAACCATGTAGCCAATTCTTCTTTATAAAACTTAAACACAGTTACCCTATTATACACTGCTTCTGTCGATGAGTCATCATATTTGGGTGGATGATATTCAAAATCAAAGTCTATGCCCTGCTTATATCCCCTTTCCCTAATTTCATTAACAAGTTCTATAATGTCATTGACTTTTTTATCAATTATTCGGACTTCAATCATTCACATAACTTCCAATGTATATAAATCTTTTCATTCATTACTATATTGTTGTGTGTTACCCACCATGTCTTACTATAATGAGTATTACCATAATGACTTTTAGCCCATTCAACTGTTTGAATTTCCTGTTTCATTTCATAGAAGTTCATGATTTCCCACTCTTTCTGATTCCAAAATGTTTTCTTGAATGTTCTTATCATGCCCACCTCAATAAAAAATGTGTAAAGTCTTTTTCATTCTTAAACGCAAAGTAAACAATATCACTTCCACCAATATCATTAAACATCATCTTACCCTCATAGTTTGGCCAAACTCTGTGAATGTCTATGCGATAGTTCCAACGAATTTTATCTTCACACCACATTGTCATTTCATCGTATCCGTATATGTCGCCGAACGGGCCACTATCACAAATAAGTTGATAAGCATAGTGATTATAATTTATAGCGTATACATAGGGATAACCAGTATAGAATGTGTTTACATCATTAGCGTAAACACATACATCCTTATCCCGATTGTGTTTATATATGCGCCAAGTTCCGTAGCCACTCTTTTCAAGTTTTCTTTCTGCCTTGTATTTGCGTACAAATGCTCTGATACGGTTTATGAATTTCATTATGAGAACTTCAATATAAAGAAACTAGCATGACTCTCATTCTCAAGTGTTAACACCCATTGTTGATTGACCATGCTTGGTTCCCATTCTTTTTTCGCAATCCATCCTTGACCACCTATACTATGACTAAGATAGTGAAGTCTAGGGCCTACATTCTTAGCAAGCCACTGTTCTTGCTCACCAGTGAGCGTATTATGCTTTAACGATATTCTTATCATCGTATGTTAATAAGTCAAATGCAGTAGCGTATTGAGTTTCTGGTTCCATGTGAAATCCCGTACCCCACACTACCCAAACTTTACGCTTATATACTTTTCGCCACCATATGCGATTGCCACTAATAGTTGTTGCCCATGGCCACCAGACAAATACTTCTCTCCATGGGTAACAATCTGCACCGTCTTTGATAATAGTATATTCCATCTTTTGTTTCTTATATCCGTGCAATTTAATGTTCCAGTTTATGCTTCTATTCCAATTCATTACCAAGTTAACCTAAACCAAATATAGTCACGCTCATATCTGAACTTGAATCTAGACTCATAAAACATCTTAACCCAATTGCAATGTCTTTCAGGCATATCAATATTTTTAGCCAACCAAGTTACCATCTTTGCGTGATCGTCACTATCGTGTGTCCGTACAACAACCTCATACCATCCAGGGTTAGTATTCTCATAGCCCCTTTCAAAGTCATACCAGTGGTCTCTTAAATATTCTAGATTATCCACAACACAACTCAAATATCATAGCATCTTTTTGTTCCAAGAAACAAAACTCAATGTTTTTATCAGCAAACTTACATGAGTATCTATCTCCAGGAAGCCCAAATAACTCTATCGCTCTAGCGCAAACTTCATTCCAAAGTTCATTCTTTTTTCCATGACTATAGATATAAGTGTAGGGTATCTTTACCCGATAATCGTGGTCAATACCCCCCGACATTTAACAACTCCTTGACTTGTTTTACACCCTCAGTATCACGATGAAACTTCAACGCCCACTTCTCAGGATCAATATAGTTGATAACCATCTTAATTTGTGTCTCATCTAAACTATCTATAAACTGTACACCACTCTTACTTTGATACAGCATCCATGGACTGATTTTACCTGTAGTGATAGCATAGCAAACTTTGTACTTGTTAGCGTACCGTAACACATCATGTGGTTGAATGTTTTCGGGTTCTGCTAGTTTGATTGTTGTTTCAATGCTACGATGTATTGCGTCTAACGGATCTTCTTCACGCAGATATTCCAACAAGAACTTTGTATAAACAGTATCAGTATTCCATGTATCAATCTTGACTTGATTCTTTAATAACCATTGAACAAATCTAGGAACATTAATCGCATAAATTTCACCGCAATACAATCCAAACCTTACAAAGGCAGTAAAGTAAGAACTCTTAATGAACTCATCATATGTTTTTGGTTTCTTTGCGTTTGTATTCTTTTGATAGAAATGAACCCATGCTTGAAAGCCAATTCGATTGGCAAGCAAGTCTTTGTTCAAATGACGCTGTTTGTATTCACAGATATGGTTAGCTATTGTGGACTCTCGCAGAAAACTGCGACCACAAAAATCACAACCATACTTAGGCGTCTTTTCAGTTGCCTCGGTCTTTTTCGTACTGACTGATATCTTCATCTGTGATTAATTGGTTCAATATTTCAATATCTTCTACTTTTAAATTGGGATACAATTTACTCAAGTATACTTTACGCTTGTGGTCTTCTACGAATGCTTCCGCAAAGTCCTGTAACGATTTATCATCAGTCTTAGGATAAATCTTTGCGTAATATTCTTTAATGTCTTTTACTTTAGCAGGATCTCTGAGTTTGCTAACACCTATGCTGATGTTAGGTATCCATTGATGAAACTGCTTACCTAATCCAGGACTTGCCGCGCACAACATCATCCATTGTAGTTTAGGATGCTTTTGTACATTCTCGTTAAACAAATATTTGTTAGCATACTCATTAACACTCATTACATAGTAACGACTAAGTCCCTCATTAGCTTTGATAGCACTGACCCAGTGAGTCATCATAAACGGGACAAACTTCTTTTGTTGTTCTATTGTAAGTTTGTCCAAGTAATGATAGTCTTTTCTGTCGATGGCAGCTAATGCTTCAAATAAGTTGAAGTCTTGACTCTCGAACTTTTCATCTTTAGGTGTTTGTACTTTTTTAGTTGCCATATGTTGCTTGCTTTGCTATTTCTTTATAACCTTTACCAGTAGGATGAATCCCATCACTACTCATATTATCTTTGGGTCTAAGAATAATTGTGTCACCGTATTCTTTTGCAATACGAACGATAGCATTATGTGGCACTGGCTTACGATCCTGTCCTGGATCAATCCAAAATACTCGCTCACCTTTAATTGCTTCACGCATTTTTCTTAGTTCAATTTCGGTCTTTATACCATTATGATCATTTGCACCTAAGCTAATTATAACAGTTTTTGAGTTATGTGTCGAGGCTTTAGATAGATAATCTTTATTCCATCGCCAACTATTCCAACCACTTTTTGCATATGCTACACATTCAGGTTTAGCTATATGTACACCTACTGCAATACTATCACCTAAAATTAAACAATCTAACATATTAAAACGCTTGTGAGTAATCTATAATTTCACAATTTCTACTGATTTCTTTTACAAAATAAACACATCTGGGTTTAGGACCATCATCTAACGGTACACAAAGAAACTGTCCATTCTTTAATCTAGGAGCATACCAAACTACTTCATGGTAAATATCTAATATTTCAATTGGCAAGAAGTCAGGTCTAAAACTACTTAGTGGATTGAATTCAAATGCATTGAATCCTCTGTCATTGATACTTGTTAGTGGTAGTGTTTCTAAATCACCGTGCTCTTTTTCACCAATCAATATCTGCCAATCTACTGGCATCTTAATAGTCTTTTCACCAATCTTTAATACAAGAGCGGGTGAACTAAAACTCTCCAAGAAGATAAGTGGTATGTAATGATAGTCTACATTTTGCGGATTTGAATTATCAAGTATTGCAAAGCGTAGATCATCAATTTCGTCGGGCAGTGTCTCAAGATTGTAATAGGTGTTGTCTAGGGTTAGGATGCGAATTTTAGTTCTCCAAGATAAATAAGAGTGAAGGTCGCGGAATTGCAGTTCCCACCTTCTCTAATGCTAACAAGGAGCAATCAGCAATGTATTTAGATAATAAGTATACCATAGCGTATAATAACATAGTTAACATCGCAAAGTCAAGAGTTTTGGTTGGTTACGGGGAATTTCACCACATAATACCAAAATGTCTAGGAGGCACTAATAACAAAGACAATATTGTTCGGCTTACTGCAAGAGAACATTTTGTATGTCATCGGTTGTTAGTTAAGATGGTAGAAGGTAAAGCAGTTTTTCAAATGATGAAGGCTGTGCATATCATGACTATGCAAAATAAATCTCAAATTAGGTACAAAGTTACTAGCAGAATATTTGAACAAATAAAAATCGATGCAGCAAAAGCAACGTCTGTGTTAACTAAAGGTAAACCAAAGCATAGCGCCGAAACCAAAAAGAAAATGTCAGACAATGCCAAAGGTAAACCATCTGCCTTTAAAGGAAAATCTCACAGTGCTTCTAGCAAGAAGTTGTTAGCAGAAGGTCGTCGTAAACCATGTATTTCTCCATCAGGAGAAAGGTTTAGTAGCACCAAAGAAGCGGGAGCTGCGTATAGCATGACTGGAGTAGCAATACGAGGACATATTCAACGAGGTAAAAGTGGCTGGAAATACGAAAGAATAGAAGATCAGCATATCGTTGAAGCAAACAGGAAACCAAAGACAATGCGAATAGGTAAACCTCAAACAAGTGAGCACATACAGAAAAGAGTTGCCGCCAGAAACAAAGCGGGCTACTATAAAGATAGAGAAGCAACAATAGAACGGATGTCCATTGCTGCTAAACTTAAACGTGGTAAATAATCACTTATACTTCAATTTCTCCAATGAAAATGGATAATTAGCCTCTTTGTAGAATGTTTTCCGTTGTGTTAAATGTCGTTTCGCAAATTTACATGAGCTAGTAATGTCCCAAATCTGAACAAAGTCTTTGTCCTCTGCTTTACGAATACCCCGGCCGATACTCTGAATGACTCGAACAAAACTCTTGCCCGGTTCAAGCAGCATCACATTAAAGATACGAGGGATGTTAATACCAACGGCTGCTACACCGTAGGTTGCAATAATAATTTTGTTAGTTGCTGTAGCAATGTCATCATAGTGTTCGGTTCGAGTAGTGCCTTTAGTACCACCTGATACGAATACTACATTTTCTTCCGGTACTCCTAATTCCTCAAGTTTAAGGTGTAACAATTGTCCTGCTTCAATCCGATCTACCAAGATCAATGTGTTACCGGTTTCCTTGACCTTGCCTGCTAGTTCGGCAATCTTGTTCATTCGTTTATCATCACTAGTCAAAAACTTCAATTCACTTTGATAATTAGTAAACTCGGCACCGTCTTGTAACTGTACAATGTTACATGACACTGTGATAACACTCCCATATCTTGTAATGTACTAGCTGCTAATGATCCGATAACTGGTCCCAAGCTAACAGTCAATGACATAGCCTCAAACTTAGCTTTGGGGATAGTTCCTGTCAATCCCCAACGCAATGGAATCTGACTCATTACTCCAGTAAGCAATGACTTCAATACTTCTGCTTTAGCTTGGTGAACTTCGTCAACGATAACACAAACAACACCCTCGATGAAGTCTTGAAATGGTACTTCTGCTTCGTCATTTTTTGTTTTCTTCAACATATTACCTAGACTTTGCCAAGTACAAATAGTGTGTGTTTTGTTGTACTCTTTACGACCACCATAGTACACACCTACTTCAAGTCCTAAGTTGATATAATCCTTTTCGGTTTGTGTTACCAAACTTGTATTAGGAACAATAACAATCGAACGACCGTACGGTTCAATGCAGTTTGATAATGCCGCAGTGATTAATGTCTTACCAGCGCCAGTAGCAATCTCTTGTAACGCTTGCGGGTTAGTAAGATAGTTGTTTATAATTTCAATCTGATAGTCTCTGAGTACGATAGGTTGACCTTCCATGACATGACCTGCGGGCCAAGTCTTGTGTTTAAAGGTTTCTTCTGTTACTTTGTTGAACGCAAAAGTAGTTGAATACTCTCTGGTATCTTCTAACTCAATGTCATATCCTGCTTGATCTAGTAAGGGCAGGATCTCGGGTAGCAAGTTGATATATGTACTGC